ATAAGGGCGGCGACAGAAGGCAAGAAGCCGGCTTTTGAAAAACCGATGGGAAGAGGATCAAAACCAATAACGGTTGAGCAGCACGAAAAGGCGCAGGCAAACGCTAACGCAAAGCGCTATATAAAAGGAAAACTGCCGGATTGGATGTATTCCTAATCTGCCACAGGACTTGCACAGTGAGTCCAGGATCGATTTATAGGGGTTGGGTGATGCGTTGGTATTCGGAGGGCAAAAAAAATCCCCCAGGGCGTTTGCCGTTGCGTCGTGTGGGCGCAGGGCAAGGCCGAGGGGGATGTTGGTTCTGGTTGGGCGGGTTAGGTATTCAGTGATAAACAATCTCATCAGCCATCTTGATGAGGCGATCGATGCCGTCGGAAAACCTGGACTGTTTGTCCAGCCAGGCACTGTACCCGTCCAGCCGGAGGAGTTGGTCATACTCTATCCGTGCCGGACGGGGCGGAAGTCCGACCGTTGCTACTTCGGCCTGTGAGAACCGGATGACGACACGGCCGCCGTCTTCATGGATCAGTTTCATGTCAATACTCCTCGAAACGCGCTTCAATCTGGCTGCGGGTTGCGGCGATGGAGAAAAACGAGACTGTGTAGTAGATCCAGCATCCGTCGCCGCGCTTGTAAAGCGCCCACTGGCGGACTGGCGAGCCGTTGAGCAGAATACGACCACTGCTCACGTACTTGCGGGTGCCGTCTTTCGAGACGAAATCTTTCTTGGCCATGGGGTGACTCCTATGCGATGAGATGATTGAGACGGCACCAGGCGCCGACATAAGCCTCGGTGTCGGTGGTGTGCTTCAGGGTTGCCAGGTCGTGCGATGCGACTTCGGCCGTGTAGCACTTGCCGTGCTTCCAGTAGCCGATATAGAGGTCGGCGATATTGGCGTCCGAAAAAAACTTCGGGCGGTCGAGGGACTGGTGGTAGTTGGCACGGCGGCGCATGTTGCGGATGGCGCGCTTCGCATCGATGCCGCGGGATGCGATGGCCTGGTCGAAGGTCATGGGCTTCGGCTTCGTGCCGAAGTGGTCTTGCATCACCCTGGCGAAGTTGCGCTTGAGGGGGGCGGTGATTTCGATGCTGGGCATGTCAGTCTCCAGTGGTCAGTGAGGCGCGGCCAACGGTGTTGCCGTTGGAGTCGCGCAGCGGGAAAAAAGCGTAGCCTTGCTCGAACTTCTCAGCGGCTTCGCGAAGGATGGTGGCGACCTCGTAGCCGAATGAGCCAGTGTCGGGCTGGCCGAAAGCGGCGTTGTCGCAGTCGAACTTGATTTCGATTTTCATGCTGCCTTCCTTTCGGGAATGGTTGATGTGTCGGGCACCTGATCCAGCGGAACAAACGCCAGCCAAGGTTGGCCGATCATGTGGCTGTCGACGGCCAGAACCAGAGCCTTGTCCTGCCACGGGATGACCCTGAATGAACCGATGCTGCCGTTTGTGCAGTTGCACCTGGCTGCCTTCAGTACCTCGGCAGTCGGTTTTCCGTAGAGGTTGTGCTTGGGACGTATGCAGCCGGGGGTGCTGATGAAGTAGTAACCGAACGGGGCCAGGGTGCGAGAACCGTGCCCCTTGGTGACGACGTACGGGTAGAAGCCGAAGTCATCGAAGAGGTCGGACAGGTCGGCGTTTCCGAGCATGGGCGTTTTCATGTGATTCTCCGTTGTAACCGGTAGGTGCCGGCGAGGTGGGTTAATCTCCTCGTTGCTGCCCACTCGTGTTACTTTTGAATGGGCAGTGGCTTGGGGATTAGGAAGGTGGTGGATTGCATTGACCAGACTGGATCAGGCTGGAAGCGGTGCGGCCGTACCAGCCTTGGAGCTGGAATGCAAAGCCGGTATCGATCAGACGCTGCCAGGCGGCGAGGATCTCTTCCTCGTCGTGATCCTCTCCGTCGAAACCCTCGACGATGGCGCAGCAGTCGTAGGTGCTGAGTTGCTTGGGCATGGTGATCTCTTAAATGAACTGAGCGAGAAACAGGCCTGCGGCGATACCGCAGATGACAGCGATAGCGACGTTGTAGTCGCGGTTGAGTGCTTGGCCACGGTAGAGCATCACAGCACCTTCGCGGTGACGGTGATCGTCGAGCGGGTTGCCGAGATGACCTGATCCGGGGTCAGGAAACCCTTGTCCGTCGCAGTGTCGAGCGACTTGCGCTCGGAGGTGCGGGCCTGGATCTTGTGGCCATCACGCCCGGCAAAGTCGCCGTCGCCAATGTCCTTGAAGACGGCCAGGATTTCGTCCAACTCGTCCTTGGCGCCTTCGATCAGGGTCTTGAGTTCGACGGCGCGGTCGATCAGGTTGCGCTGACGAAGGGTGGAAAGCGTGGTGACGCTTGCGGTGTTCGACATGGTAGTTCTCCTGTTTGCGACGTGTGTCCCGCGTAAGGAAGCGCGGTCGGTGTCGAATGACCCCGTGACAGCCGGCGTCCAACCGGCTGTGGCTGGGTTACTCGTTTTTATTCCATCCAGGCGCTAGGCCTGGGAGGTGGAAACTCAGCGGCGGTTGCGGTACGAATTGAGATGCGTGCGGTAGTAGGTTTCGTTAAGCGCTTCCGCAAAATCGCCGCGATCAGATCCTTCGATGATCCAGCCATGGTGCATGCCACAGATGCAACCCTTGACGTTGCACATGTGATTGCTGATTTTTTTGGCCTGGCCTCCAGAAAGCACGATCCCGCCGCGCGGGTCGATCTTGGCGCGGATGGTGATTTCGCTGGCATTGTGGAAACCGCCGCTGATGGTGATCGTCTTGGTCTTGGTCATGGTGTTTCTCCTGGTAGTTGGTTAATCACTTGCTGTCGAACTGGCTTGAAGGTGCCGGCTCGCGGGGAGTCGGCGGTTCAGGGGTCTTGTATCGCCTGTCCATACTGCTGGGAGTCCCTCTCGGCGGTGGGCCTCTCCTGCACCCACGGCTTCATAGTACGACTAGTCATGTCACTTGTCAAGGGGTGTCAATGGGTGGGTTAAAAAAAAATTTAGTCGGTGCTACCATCTTGTTGTGGGGCCGCGTCCCGTGGCCTGATGTTGTGATCGAAGGAGAGATGCATGAGCAAGACGAAGGAAGCAATGGCCCTTGTGGATACCGGCATGGCACCCTACGCGGCCGCACGGCAGGTCGGGGTGGCGAGCAATACCCTCTATGTCGCGCTCAAGCGCAGGCGCGAAGCTGTGCTGCCAAAAGTGAAGTGCCCGTGCTGCGGGAAGTCGGTGATGGAGCGGTTTGTGAGGCGGGAGGTGTTGGATCGCTTCATTAAAGAGCTTGGCGCATGAATCAAGCGGGGTAGCAGTAAGTTCGCCACATGGCGAATACACCTAAGCTGACACCCAAGCAGGAAAACTTTTGCCTGGCTTACCTCGAGACCGGGAACGCCAGCGAGGCTTATCGGCGTGCTTATGATGCCGAAAACATGAAGCCAGAAACAATCAATCGCAATGCGTTCGCCGTTCTGGAAAACAACAAGATTGCAGCACGACTATCAGAATTGCGCGAACCGATAGTCAAAGCCTATCAAATTACGGTTATGGACCTCGTCCAGGAATTGGAAGAGGCCCGCCAGGCAGCCCTCGGCGCCGAGACTCCGCAGGCGTCTGCCGCGGCTGCCGCTACACTCGGAAAAGCAAAGTTACTCGGCCTCGACAAGCAGGTCATCGAGAACATTGTCAGTGGAACCGTTGGGGTGCAGCACTCCGGTGAGGTCGCAAGCAAGGTGCAGATCGACTTCGCATCGATTAAGGCGAAACTTAGCGGCCTGAAGTAATTCCTGTGGCCGACAACCTTAAGCTGATCAATGATGCCTTGCCGTGGTTGCATGGCGAAGCCACTATGGCCCAGGCTGTTGCGTTCTACGAAGAGATTTACCCCTTCGTTGGCAACCAGGAGCTGGCTCTGCTCGGCCAGAAGGACCGATTCTTTTTGGCCACTCATATACTTGGCCGCAAGGATCTGATTCACCCGTGGCAATATGATCGAGCAAGAGAGATCGAGAGAAACCCTGATGGATATCTTGACCTGTGGGCGAGAGAGCACGGGAAAAGCTCATGGATAACATTCGCTGGAATAATCCAGGAGGTTATCAATGACCCTGAAATAACAATCGGCATCTTTTCTTTCAACAAACCGACCGCCAGAAAGTTTCTAAGACAGATCAAATACGAGTTCGAGTCGAATGAGCAATTGAAGCGGTTGTATCCTGACACTTTATACGCCGACCCGAAGAAAGAGTCGCCGCGATGGTCCGAAGATTCCGGAATCGTAGTAAAACGCAAAGGAAACCCGAAAGAGGCTACCGTTGAAGGGCACGGCCTGGTCGATGGGCAACCCACTGGGGCGCACTTCCTGCTCCGTGTTTATGATGATGTTGTCACGGTGGACAGCGTTACAAGCCCGGAAATGGTGCAAAAGACCACTGAGGCATGGGCGTTATCTGACAACCTTGGTGCCAGGGGCGAAACAGGAATGGCCAGGTCATGGCACATCGGTACAAGGTATTGCACCGTTGCCGACACCAAGATCCTTATGGCCGACTGGACACACAAGAGGATAGCTGACGTAGTGGTTGGCGATGTGGTTGTTGGTTGGGAGCAACGCACGGGAGATGGAAAGCGGTTCTTGCGCCAATCTGTTGTCAAGGCGACAGGAAATCACGAGAAGCAACCGGTCAATACATATACTTTTGATAGCGGCAGGTCAGTTATCTGTACCCCGGATCACCAGTGGTGGCGCGGCCCGCACGGAAGCGGTGGCGAATACTGCCCACTGACCGTGCCAGCCCCTCGCAACAGGCGTAACGACGGCATTGTTGGTGTCAATAATCCGTATCGACTTGTTGGCCAAAGAAAGGGGTTGTCTTGGGTGCGCGAGTTGCTGGTTCCTTTGGAGCCTGATGGCCGCGGCCACATGAGGCACGACAGGTGTGTTTTCAATATCAACGGCGGTTGGCGTGAGCGGTATCGCTTCCTGGCCCAGATTAAACCAACAAAAATTAGAAAGCTTGCGCCGACCTTATTTGCTCAAATGCAGACAGAAAAACGGTCTCTAAGGGTGGCAGAAAATGCTGGACACCAAGATGTCTATTGGCTTGAGACAGAGACTGGAAACTATGTAGCCAATGGATTCTGCTCAAAGAACTCGTTTCAAGACACGTATCAAACCATGATGGACATGGGTGCCGTCATTCCGCGGATTTACCCGGCGACCGACACCGGTTATCGCGATGGCGACCCGGTATTCCTGCCCAAAGATGTATGGGACGACAAAAAGAAACGGCAGACCACTACCGTCCTGGCGGCGCAAATGCTCCAGAATCCTAGCGCAGGCACCGCGGCGATATTCGACAAGGAGTGGCTGAAGTTCTCCGACATCCGGCCGGCAACGCTCAATATATACATTCTCTGCGACCCGGCCAGCAGTAAAAAGAAAGGCTCTGACAAGACAGCCATACCGGTCGTCGGTATCGACTCGGCCGGCAACAAGTGGCTGGTGGATGGCTGGCACCACAAAATGGGACTTGCAGAGCGCTACACGCGCATTAAGGAGCTTCGCAAGCTATGGATGCGGATGCCTGGCGTTCAGTCCGTCAAGGTCGGCTACGAGCGTTATGGGAGTACGTCCGACCTCGAGCACTTCGAGATCGAGATGCAACGCGATCGAGACGAGTTCGAGATAGTCGAACTGGCATGGCCGCGGGAAGGACCGGGGTCCAAGATCGATCGGGTGCAGCGTCTCGAGCCTGATTTCCGCAACGGCCGATTCTACCTGCCGGCCAAGGTCGATGGCGAGACAAAGGCCCAGGCCCGGGTCAAGGCAGAGGGCCAACCGTTCCGTGTTTTCTCTCCGGTGCAGCGCACTGATGAGGAGGGGCGTCTGTACTCTTTGAACAAGAATTTCCTGGAGGAGTTCTTGACGTTCCCGTTCTGCGCTCACGACGACCTGATCGACGCGATAAGCAGGATTTACGACATTGATGCTGTGCCGCCCATAATCATCGATGAGCGGTCACTGGATCCGGAGTGCTTTGCTGATGGAATCTAAATGAGAGGCGCAGTCTTCTACGAGGAAAGAAACGTCTGGCTGGCAAACGGGTCCAGAGGGCGAGCCTTGTACGACGAGTGGAAAGCCACCGGCAAGGCATCGACAAAGAAAGAACTAGATCGCCTTAGTGAATATTGCGACAAGGCAGAGGCGTGTTTCTATCAGGTCGACGAGATCGCAAAGCTGCGCAAGGAGTATTCGGATGTCCTTTGATCGAATGACTGGAGCTGGAAATGGCCGATCCTAACGTCCCGATCAACCCTGTCGGCGGGCCGACATTCTCCCAACGCCTATGGAGCGAGGAGGTTGCTATCGCCCGGGCTGAGTCAGGGGAGATATTCACGAACAAAGAGCCTGGCTATGAGTTCTCCAATGGCCGCAAGTTCGATACGCCAACGCCGACACCATGACATACGAAGAGCTGCCTGAGTGCATCCGCCAGTATTACTCGCTCAATGAGTATCTTTTCCTGACTGACGCGCAAAAGGCAGACCTGATACGAGATAACACGGAACCAGAATGGACATGACCCCGAATATCCACTACCGCGGCGAAGAGAATAACCTGCTTATCGCCAACGAGCATGCCGAGAAGCAGAATATGCTCGACATGGCGCTCTCCAAGGACGTGGCCGAGGCGTTGAATGAGCATTATCCAGGACACCTGTGGGCGGTTAATTGTCAGGGCGAGAACGGGATTATGACCATTCATAACCTGATGCTGTCCGGACAGTGGGGTTTTGTTCTCAAGCTGGATAATTCCTACTCGGCATCCGACCTGCGCAAGCGCGCCATCATGGCCGGTGGCGAAATCCTCGAGCGATACAAGGTGTCCCGGGGCAGAATCAATCACGAACACATGGCGACGATGAATACCGATTTCGCCGGCCGCATTCTCGGGGACCACAGCACATGATTGACGACGCCAAGGCATTACAACTCGCACGGGATGCTTATACGGGCAGCACGACTTATTTCGATGCGAATATCCGCAACGACCTGGAGCGCGATATTAGACAGTTCCAGAGCAAGCATTCGTCAGACTCGAAATACATGGCCGAATCCTACCGGGCGCGCAGCCGGTTCTACAGGCCGAAAACCAGATCGATGGTACGCAGCGCCGAGGCGACAGCGGCAGAGGCCTTCTTCAGCACGTCCGACATTGTCAGCATTACCCCTGAACAGTCCGGTGATGATATGCAGCAGGCGTCCGCGGAGATCATGCAGGAGCTGCTGCAGTACCGCATGACAAAGAGCATTCCGTGGTTCCTGACCTGCCAGGGCGCCTACCAGGACGCTATGGTGCAGGGTATTGTCATCAGCCACCAGGACTGGGAGTACAACACGGCAAAAGGCACCGACCGCCCCGTGGTGCAGCTTATCCCGCGGGAGAATTTCCGCTTCGATCCTGCGGCCGACTGGGCCGATCCGATCGGTTCGTCTCCCTACCTGATCTGGTTGATGCCGATGCGGGTGCGTGACGTCAAGGCGCGCATGAAGCAAGGTGCCAACGGATCGCCGTCGAAGTGGATCAAGTATTCCGACACCGAACTGAAGCAGTCGAGCCAGAAGTGGGATTCAACACGCATGATTCGCGAGGGTAACCGCACCGATTCCAGCGCATCGAACACGACCAACATCAACGACTTCTCGATCGTCTGGGTCCATATGAACCTGATCCAGGACGAGGTGACCGGCCAGGACATGCTGTTCTACACGCTCGGCACCGAACTGCTGCTGTCGAAGCCGGCGCCTCTGACCGATCGCTATGCCCACGGTCGTCGCCCGTTCGTGATGGGCAGGTCGGTTATCGAGACGCACCGCACCGATGGCCCGGGTGACGTCCGGCTGACCCGCGACGTCCAGGCCGAGACCAACGAGATCGTCAATCAGCGCATCGACAACGTGAAGTTCGCCATGAACAAGCGGTACTTCGTGAAGCGCAACAAGCAGGTCGATATTCGCTCCCTGACCCGTAACGTGCCTGGCTCGGTGACCATGCTGTCCGATATCAACGAGGACGTGAAGGTGCTGGAGACTGCTGACGTTACGTCGTCGGCGTACCAGGAGCAGGATCGCCTGAACATGGACTTCGACGAGATCTCCGGGAATATGTCCCAGTCGTCCGTGTCGGCCAATCGCCGGTTGAACGAGACCGTTGGCGGCATGGAGATACTGGCATCGGATGCCAACAAAGTGCGCGCCTACTCGCTCAAGACGTTCATCGAGACCTGGGTCGAACCTGTGCTGCGCCAACTGGTGTTGCTCGAGCAGCAGTACGAGACCGATGACGTCCTGCTGGCGCAAGCCGGCGCCAAGTCGTCCATGTTCCAGAACCTGGGTATGGACGTGGTAACCGATGAGCTTTTGCTCCAGGAATTGACCCTGACGATCAACGTCGGCATGAGCGCTACCAGCCCGTCGCAGAAGATCAACAACCTGCTGACCGGCATCAATGGGGTCAAGACGGCACTGGGCGACGGCGTCCTCGAGAAGTACGGGGTGGATCCGACCGAGGTGGTCAAGGAAATCTTCGGCGCCCTCGGACACAAGGATGGCGGAAGGTTCTTCAAGTTCGATGGCGACCAGGATCCGCGTGTTGCTGCGCTCGAGGCAGAAAAGCAGCAGCTCCAGGCAGCGCTTGATGCCAAGTATCCGCCCGAACTGCTGGCGGCACAGGTCGACGAGATTCGCTCCCGTATTGGCAAGACAGACGCCGACAAGGTGGCCAAGATGGTCGAGGCCATCTACTCCTCGATGCAAGCCGGCGAGGTCATTGCTTCGGCGCCCCAGGTCGCACCGGTGGCCGACGAGATTATGAAAGCTGGCGGATACCAGACGCCTACCCCTATTGGTGTCGATCCGAATTTCCCGCAACCAAGCCCAATGCAACAGGTGGGCATGCAGGCCGCGGCAGCAGGCCCGGTTGATATTCCAGAGAGCGGCAACACGTCGCCGATGTTCCCGGCAACCACTGGCAGCCCGTCTGCCGGCGCCAATGAGGGGATCGAGTCGGAGGCATACGCCAATGGTGGCGTGGTCGGCAAGAACAACTCGCAGCGCAACAGAAAGCCAGGGGTTGTCGGCCCGCACAATGCACTGCTGTTCGATCCTCCGCAGGATCCGCGCTCAGAAATCCAGCATGAGCTGGGAGAGCTGAAGGATGACGAGTGAGATCAAGCGGGGCAGGAGTAATGTCGCTGCCATGAATCCTGATTCAAATCCGGTTCTGAAAACAATCGACTTCGGAATGGAGGTCGAGGCATTTTTGCAGTCTGATATTGGGCGCTATCTGGTGAAGCGTGCAGAGAGCGAAGTCGATTCGGCGGTTGAAACCCTGAAGGAGGTTGATCCTGAAGACGCCAAAAGTGTCCGAGGGTTGCAGAACACCATCAGGGTCGCCGAATCGATCCAGTATTGGCTGGCTGATGCCATTCAGTCCGGAATGAATGCCCAGGTCGAACTTTATGAACAATCCAAGGAGCCTTGAACAAATGGACCAAGCCACCGAATCTGTCGCTATCAATCAAGACGTGACGGAAGAAGTTGTCGAACCGCGCCCACTGTCTGCACGTGAAGCAGCAATGGAGGCTATTGTATCAACCCGCACCGCAAGTGTGGAAAATGAGACGGGCGTCTCGCTCTCTCCAAAGGATGAGCAGATCGTCGAGCAGCTTGCTGATCCCGAACCGGAGAAGGCGCCGGAAGTCCAGAAGTTCAAGGTCAAGATCGATGGCATGGAGCAGGAAGTCGACGCCGACACTCTGATCCGTACCTTCCAGAAGAATTCCGCGGCGGATCGCCGGCTTGAAGAGGCCACGCGATTGCTGCGTGAAGCAGAAGAGCGTGCTGCCCATGCGGCAGCAGCACCAGAACAGCCGCAGGGCGCAGGGCAAACCCCTGATGACCTGCGAAAAGAAGCGGCATCAATCATCGAAAAGATGTATGACGGTGACCAGGATGCTGCTGCTGACGCACTTATCCATTTGGTGACGAAGGCGAAGGGCGGTGACCAGCCTACCCGTGCTCCCGTTGCAGTGGATGAAGGCGAAATCACCGACCGTGTCCTGGCCCGTATGGCTGTGAACGCGGCATTTGAACAGGTCAAGACTGACTACCCGGACATTATTTCCGACCCGGATCTGGAATTCCTCACTGCGATGAAGATCGATCGTGCCGTTGCCCAGGGTATTCCCCGGGCGCGGGCCATGCTCGATGCCGCTAGCGAGGTCTATCGGACCATGGGCAAGGAGCCTGCCGGTCGCCAAAAGCCTGAACCAGTCAATGCCCGACAGGACAACAAGGCGCGTCTGGACAACATCCCGACCGCTTCAGCATCAGCAACGCTCGCCGAATCGCCTGCGGAGAATTCCTCTCCGTCGTCGGTCATCGCCGAGATCGCACGAAAACGACTGGGTCAATCACTGGCCCTCTAGCCTTTTAGGAGAAAATCATGGCTGGTCAAATTTGGGTTACCAATTCGCTTGGTGGCTATATGTACTCGGACCAATTGTCCAAGGTGCTGCGCCACGCTGTTCAACCGCTCTGCAAGTTCCGCCAGTTCGCCGACGTCAAGGACGCCGCTGTCCAGGGAAAGGGCAAGGGTGATTGATTTGCTAGTCACCACATCCTGGTAACAGGGTGTTAGCAACCGTGTGAATTGCTGGAAACCCCTTAGAGCCGTAGGCACCACAACGAAATTGGCAACGATATGCGTGAAGGTTTGAAAAGACTACGGATTGGGCAATCAGCAGCGAAGGCGCTTTTTAAGTGCAACGTTCAACGACTATCCCTTCGGGGAGTAGCCTCAAATGAGGCGAAGCGCACGGCCCCTCGTGAGAGGGTGAAGATATAGTCTGCTCTTTGGGGAAACTCAAAGCAGTGTAGAATGGTGATACTTGTACAGTTGAAAGGCTGTTATGAATATCATCAGGAAGAAGAGAAGTGATTTGGTTGTGCGGTTTCACGCTGGATATGTTGTGAATGAAGTGACAGGTTGTTGGGAATGGCAGAAAAACATTCAGGCAAACGGTTATGGTCACATCAAGGAAGGCGGCAAGGCGAAGTTGGTACACAGAGTTTCTTTCGCATTACACAAAGGCCCAATTCCGGAAGGGGCTTACGTGCTACACCAATGCGATAACCGTTGTTGTGTTAACCCGCTTCACTTGTTTGTTGGAACCGCACTGGATAACCGGATTGATATGCAGTCGAAAATGCGGCACGCACACGGAGAACGTGTAAACACCGCAAAGCTGACTGAGAAAGAAGTGCTAGAGATTTACGCCATGTCTGATTCTGGCGTTGGGTCTAGGCGGATCGGTGCAAAGTACGGCGTATCGACCACGATGGCATGGAATATCAAGACGGGTAGAGCCTGGTCACACCTCTTCAAAGCACGGTACGGGATTCATAACTCCGTATGAACATCAAGGACTTTTCACTGGAACGTCTATTCGGACATCGCTGCTCAAGGCACGGTCCTGACCGAAACCTCGACCATGCCCGAGTCGAACTTCACGATCACTCAGGGCACGATGTCGATCACTGAATACGGCAACTCCGTTCCCTACACCGGCAAGCTGGACGACCTGTCAGAGCATCCGGTCAAGGAAGTGATCAACCAGGTTCTGAGGAACGACGCAGTCAAGGCATTCGATATTGCCGCCGCCGCCCAGTTCAACCTGACCCCGCTGCGTGTCGTCGCTACCTCGACGCATACCACGTCGGTCGCGCTGACCACCAACGGCACGGCAACCGCGACGAACAACATCGAACTCGGCAAGGATCACGTCAAGGCCATCGTCGACCTGATGAAGGAGCGCAACATTCCTCCGTATCAGATGGATGACTACGTCGCGATCGCTCACCCGAGCACGATGCGCAAGCTGAAGAACGACCTCGAGTCGGTCAAGCAGTACACGACCGAAGGCTTCGGCATGATTATGAACGGCGAAATCGGCCGGTATGAAAATACCCGCTTCGTCGAACAGAACAACATTGCCAAGGGCACCTTCGCCAACAACAAGTCCAACTGGGCCTACTTCTTCGGCGGTGATACCGTCGCGGAGGGTATCGCGGTCCCTGAGGAAATGCGCGGCAAGATCCCGACGGACTACGGCCGCGGTCGTGGTGTAGCCTGGTATTATCTTGGGGGTTTTGGGATCGTGCATTCGCAAGCAAGTCAGAGCCGGATAATTAAGTGGGATTCGGCGGGTTAAACCGTTGCAGCACAAGGAAAGCCGCCTTCGGGCGGTTTTTTAATATGGTAAATCTAAGGGTTGGTATATAATGAAAACACCAAGCATAGTGAGGTGTATATGAAAGCCAAGCCGCTCGTAACCGTGTATTCGCTGTCTTCGTCGAAGGATGGCGTCATTCGATACATCGGCCAGACCACTGGGCGCCTAGATCGGCGCCTCATCCATCACCACTACGACGCCAAGAAGCTATCCGCGATCCACAAGAGCAACTGGATACGCAGCGTCATCAATGCCAGCCACGAGGTGGTTATTGCGCCTATCGAAGAAAACGCCGAGTGGGGCACGGCCGAACGCAAGTGGATCGCTCACTATCGGGGCCTTGGGTTCGATCTTGTCAATACCACCGATGGCGGCGAAGGCGTGGTCGGGTATGTTCGCGACCAGGGGTGGCGGGATAGAAAAAGCGCCTCGATGACTGGTCAAACAAGTCCGCACAAAGGAGCCAAGCTGTCTCCTGAGACACGCGCCAAGATCTCAGCATCTCAAAAAGGTCGTGTTATCACAGACGAGCAGCGGGCAAAAATCAGCGCCGCCATGAAAGGCCGAAAGAAATCCCCAGAGCACGTCGCCAAGGTTGCGGCTTCCGTTCGCGCAAGAAACCCGCCGAAGATGCCACTGACCGAGGAAGAGATCGCTGCCAAGAAGGCACAGAAGTTCGCCAACCTAAGTGCTCGCAGCAAGGGCAAGAAGCTCCCGTCAGAGCACAAGGCGCGGATCTCATCTGGCCTGTTCGAGGCCTACGCATCCGGAAAGCGGCGCGGCCCGCAGGCGAAGCTCACCGACGGCCAGGTCGCGGAGATCATTGGTCTGTTGTCGCGCTCAATCTACTCGCAGCAGGACATCGCCAAGATGTACGGCGTAAGCGCGAGTTCCATCTCAAAGATCAGGTCAGGCAAGGCGTACAAGAACATTCCTCGGTAACGGCGTCACACAGGCGGGGCAACCATAAACTCCAAACTCCACAACAAAGGAGTT